TCGTTGGCTTGCTCATTACTATGGGTATCGGTACATCTTTTGGTACCATTCCGGTCATTGCATCCATATATATTCCTATGGGATTACATTTAGGTTTTTCAGTACCGGCTATCATCTTATTAATCGGTATAGCAGCTGCATTAGGGGATGCGGGATCACCTGCATCGGATTCTACATTGGGACCTACATCGGGGCTTAATGCAGATGGACAACACAATCATATATGGGATACTTGCGTGCCCACATTTATATTTTATGACATTACCTTGCTAGTAGGTGGTGTTGTAGGGGCATTGCTGTTATAATACAAAAAGGACTGTGGTAAAATGTAGAAATACGTTTTACTGCAGTCCTTTATAGTATAGAATTAGTATAAGAATGATTGTGTTTCTGGTACAGATTGAGTGGAATAAAGAATAGGACGATGTACACAATAAATTAATTAAATAGAGCGAGCAAGAAATATCCAAGTATGATGAGAACAATAATGAACAGAATTAAAGAAAAAGCAAAAATGCCGATAGATTCGAATAACATAAATACAGTATCGATGAAAGAGATAAGGGTAGATAGAAAAAATTTAAACATGGGGTTACTCCGTGAACTGCGTGTATTTTTCAATTAATCAAGTAAGCTGGGGTCAAGCTGGGGTCAACTCGAAAAAGTTACGTCAATCAATTATAGTGTTACAAAACAAAAGAACCGCACTGTTGTACGGTTCTAGGCGTGGTGGAACACCAGGGGTTCGAACCCTGGACCCTCTGATTAAGAGTCTTTATATTGAGAATAGGAGAATGGCTTAAAACCGCTATTTCATGCGGTTTGTGCTTCTGATAGTTTCCTATATTTCTCTATATTTTCAAATAAACTGGGGTCAAGCTGGGGTCAAAATCAGCAATGTTACAAATCAAAATATAGCCGCTAGCTTTTCTTTCACATCCGCTTCCATGACAGGAGTAAGGTGTGAATATATATCCATTGTCATTTGATAGGATGAATGGCCCAGCCGCATTTGGATCACTTTAAAATTAACCCCCGCTTCAATTAATAGGGTGGCGTGCGTATGACGTGTGCCGTGCATCGAGAACCCTTCGACTCCAATCGTCTTGGCGAACCTACGGCAGTGCTTGCTCACCTTTTGGGGATTCCGTGCGCCACCTCGTTTGCCTGGAAACACAAGGTTGTGGTCTTCCCAGTGCAAGGTTTGTAATCTTCGCTTACTCACGTTCACCTTATGCTGTTTGAGTTCTGCCATTGTGGCAGGATCCATGGAGATAGTGCGTTTTGATGATTTGTTCTTGGTACCAGCAACAACCGTAGTCTTATCCTCGATGTTGAGCACGGTTTGATTGACTGAGATAGTTCCGGCTTTAAAGTCTACATCGGACCACCTAAGCCCCAAGAGTTCTGAACGACGTAATCCACTGGTGAATGCTACACGGAATATTGTATGTAGCTCTGCATCGGAAATAACATCTAGGAATTGGTCTACTTGCGTTTTGGATAATGTAACCATTTCCCGCACCTTTTGGGCCTTTGGTTTCTTTACAAAGTCCGCCACATTCTTGGTGATTAGTTCTTCTTCAACAGCGAGTTTTAACATCATCCTTAAAACCGTGATGGTGTAGGATTGCGTACGTGCTGACTTATCTGTTAAGGTGCGCAGTAGGGCCCTCACATTGAGGGTAGTAATAGTATCGAGATGCATGTTGCCTAAATAGGGTAGTATGTAGGTTTTGATAACATACTTATAGCTAGCTAATGTAGAGGCAGCGACTGTTGACTCCTTGATGCGGAGCCATTCCTCGGACCATTGGTAAAGGGTAAGCCCTGTGGTGTAATTGATCGCGCAGGTGAGTTTATTGATGTGTTCTTCCATTGCCTTTGTGGCAGCCTTCTTGGTACTGCCGTAGAAATAGTGGCGTTTGCCGTTTATCGTGGTCGATACTTTGTAACGACCGTCTTTTCGTTTGGACATAAAAATAGCTCCTTTCGTGGTAAAATACGGAGGAGCATGTTATAATAATATTGGTTGTGGTACATGCTCCTATTGTGTGTACTGTTCCCCCATTCCATTGCCGTGGAGTGGGGGATTTTTTTATTTGTAAAACTTGATTTATTTAAACGCCTTATGCACAAATGCATTTGCGCTTAGCTTTTTAGCGTCTATGGCACCCTCATTTTTCCAATCGAATTGCTTAGCATCTTCTGCACGAAGCTCCGATTGGTAAACCTTAATCATAGGTGAGTTGGCATCTCCTGCTTTTGCATGCGCCTGCACAAGGAAAGATACGCGAACTACATTTTCACCGCTATTGAATGCGCCTGCATAAGCAGGGATGGCATAGAGCTTAATCGTATCAATAGCAAGACTTTCATCCCATTTCTCTTTGTCGTTCATCTCTGCCCATATGTTAACGTTATATCCGCCGTCAAGCTCGTTGACTTCGATTTTGTTAAGCTTAATTATCTTATCAGAGAATTTTGACTTATCAATCGTGTTGGCAACTGACTTTTGAATTGTTGAAGCGGGTGTATTCGTCTCAGCTGTCACAGCGGTTTCAACTCCCGGCTTATGGGAGTCTCCACATCCTGCCGTGACTAATAACGACACCCCAAGTAGAGCTGCTGCGATAAGTTGTTTCATACGTCCTCCTTATTTAACTGAAATAGACTATAAGTGGTTGTGGTATGCGATCCTTGTTGAGTGTGAACATTTAAGCTTACTCTTTTGGATGAGTAAAGGCTGTGATTAAAATATGCCTGCTAGAATATCGGCCTCTGCAGATTCTTCCTTCCAATGCCTAAGAGCATCGTCGGTATAGTATTGACTCTGTTCGCCACAGGAAGGGCAAAATCTATAATGTGCTGGCAAAGACTTGCCGCAATGAGTACAATTGTTGGTTGTTGGTAATGAGCATATCGGGCAATAATTCCAATTTGCGTCTAGTTTCGTGTTATTACATCGCGGACATTCTAAAAGATTTCCATCTGCATCTGTGCGGTATTCTTTGTACTCCATAAGTGGAATCCTTCCTTTGTTTTCACATCTTATAAAATTAAAAACCATTGTATTGAAATTTGCCCACGTAGTGTTTTTGTTGCCACAAAATGGGCAATACTTTTTGTCGGCAGTAACATAGTGGGAGTGGCAGTGATGGCAATATCTAAAATTTAAAAAACTGTAAAAATGCTGCGTATAAAAGTTTAGATTTTCTGTAGAGTTATCGAACTTTAAAGTAGAAGCGTTTTTAGCAACAATATTAGCGCAAGAAAAGGATACGTGAAAAATATTTTGAACGTCGTACACATCAAGATTTGTTAAATACGCTAAGACTGTTGGTGCCAATAATTCGGCTGCAAATGCATCGGACTCTTTTTCTATAGGATCTTTACTATACACGGTTTTATAACGTTTTAGCCATCCGTTGGGCTTATCGTCGAGATGCCCCAGTTTAATATGCCCGAGCTCATGGGCTAGAGTGAATCGAATGCGGTCTTCGTAGGCAACCGTATCATTATACAGCACAAGGTATCTTTTATCGACTTTAATACAGACCGCATCCACATCAAATTCAAGTAGAGTAGCAACCCGATCTTCAAACTCAGGAAACTGCTTAATTTCTGAATACGATAGACAACGCACACCGGACTTGCGTAAAATCTCCTTCGGGTCGATAGGGAATGAAGTGATGTTATATTCCCTCAAGACGGATTTTACCGTTTTATGAACCTTCTTATAATCAGGAGACGACATTATTTATCCTCCATGTCGAACTTTTCAAGCAATGATAACGCCATTTGTTCTATTAGCTCTAGCTCTTTTTTAGGGAGCTCTCTTTGTGCGCGCAATAAAATCTTAGATTTTGGCTTTTCTGCAAAAGCTGAATTGTTAGGCGGTTCTACTAAATCTGCTTTTGTGACTCCGAAAAACTCGGCTAACTTTTCTATTTTGTCGATTCTAGGATATGTTTTAGCGTTAACCCAATCGGAGAAGGTTGTGTATTTAATATCTAACTTATCGCAGATTGTATTTCGATCGACACCACACATCTCCATATATCTTTTGATGTTATTTGCCATTATCTCTTTATTTCCTAAGCCACTCATAATAATATCTCCTTGTAGCAATTATACCTATATGCTAATAATACGATATATCCGTAAAAAACTCAATAGGAATGTTATTTTTTTACGGAAAAAACATAAAAAATTAAAACATAGAACTTGACATAACGGATAAACCATAATAAAATAAGAGCGTAGAACAGGAGGTGAGCATTTTATGCACACATTAAAATCATTGCGGGGGTTAAAGAATATGACCCAAGAAGAAGCCGCAAAAATGGTGGGTGTATCTGTAGATACATGGAGGAACTGGGAGCGACATAAGTCGTATCCTTCGGTTCCGCAAATAAAAAAAATAGAAAGTAGCTTTAATATCAGCTATAACGATATTATTTTTTTGCCTAAGCTTACGGTTTAACCGTACCAAAAAAGGAGAACCACAACCATGAACACACAAACACGAGATGAAGCTTTCGGCTTCAAACGAACAAAAGGAAATCTCTACAACATCCTCGATGCAGTAGGGACTAAAATGCAAAAAGACTTGGATAAGTTCCTGAACGTTAGGACGGGGAACGAACATGTACTACTAGAAGAGGTAGTGTCTCCCGTACCAGTGATGGTAGGAGACATGGCAAGCGCTTTCACACGTGCAGGCTATTCGATCGGACGGAACACTCTGTTCGAGAAACTCCGTGAAGACGGTTTCTTGGGTGATAAAGGGCTTTCACGAAACCTGCCAACCAAGCGTAGCCGTGATGCGAAGTTGATTACTGTGAAAGAGACGCGCATCGAAACGTACTACGGTACTAAAATACAGTACACACCGCTTATCACACCGATAGGGCAAATGTTCTTTTATGACCTATATGTAAGGAGGAATCATTAATGATACCAAATTTAACGCCGATTCAGAATCAGTATCTTGAGGGGCTATACCTTAAATCCCTCGATACTGCTGAACTAAGCTACGCACTAGCAGTTGTCACAGAGGTTCCAAAACACTTGGAGCAGTATATAGCAGCTATGGCTGCAGCTCAAGTACTGTTCAAACTTGGCAACTTCGACAAGGATCCTCGGGAAGATGAGCTGTAGGAGGTAGGTATGGATTCAGGAAAAGATAAAAGTACACCTGTATATGCTGTGTTTGCGCCTTATTGGGACCTCATGCAAGATATCTCGTGGATTATATTTGTGCTAATGATATCTATAGTAGCGTTGGAATCAACATATTTTTTAAAATTGTGCATAGCGCAAATCATCATAACCGTATATTTAAGGTATAAAGCATACTCACAGCATAAGCAGGGGGTAAAAAGATGAACAAAATATGCATCACGTTACAAGAAGCCGCTGACCTTGCATCGGTCTCTTACGACCAAATGCAAGCATGGTCCGAGGAATACGACTTCCCAAGCATGAAGATAGGCGCAAAAAAAGGTAAGAGTTTAGTGCACTTAGAGTCGCTTAACGAGTGGCTTCGGAATAAGTGCCAAATGCGAGTAGGAGTGAGGTAAAACGTATGACTGAGAAAACAAAAGCTAGAATCCACAGATTAAAAGTTTCTATAAAGGAGACATTATATATATATCTTGGGTTTGCATTCAAATTGGACTAGCTACAGGGAGCACCATGTTTATATTGAAAAAAATATTTGGGTAAAGGAGAGCTAATGGCAAGAAAACACAAAAACGCATCGAAGCGTTACAAAGGCACTGCGATCGTAGACCCAGAACTGCAAAACATTCTACAAAAACACGCAAAAGAAGAAGAACGTCGCCGAGAGGTGATGCACGTAAGCGAAGACCTGCATGCAGTGCAACGAGCGCTGGCAGAAGAAAAGCGCAAGCAGGCAGAGATTTTGGAAGGCGAGGAAGATTGGCAGTCCTTACGACGCAAGCTGAACGAACAGAAACGCCAGCGCAATGAGTGGGAGCACATCAGCGGTGAAGCGGTCCAACTTTCAATGATATTCACGGCAGGCGCTACAGTGCTTGCACTATTAGTTATGTCAATGATTCTACTATGGTGGGGTCGATAAGGAGTAATTATGGGCTTTTACGATTATGCGGAACAAGCGTTGCGGGATGACCTTAAGACTAAGTTAAAGGGCATGTACGAGCACGGTGGTACAGACATGGTTATGTACGACTTTTATGCGCAACGTGCCTATGAGGTGCTTAAAGAATTATCAATGATGATTCCAATCGATGAGTTCGCAGTGCTTAAGAAACAATACTACTGCGCTATTTACGACGGAGAATGGGAAGATGAAGCGACGGAAGAAAACTAAATATGTTATCTACTGGGACCGCGTGGCGGCAGTGGCACTAGTGCCAGTCCTTGCAGTTACACTATTCCGAGCAGCATTTCCTACAAATATCGTGGAATACGAGGAACGCGAGGTTGTTGTAGAGCAAGGGGATACCCTTTGGAATATCGCCAAGGATGCCGTAGGTGAAACGGAAGATGTACGGCAAACGGTATCTGAGATTATTCGGAAGAATAACCTTCATAACGGAATCATCCATCCTGGAATGACACTCAAGATTAGGGCGGTGAAAGAATGACCCTTTTGAATACTAAGCAGAAAAGGAGAAACGATATATGACAGAGCAAGAGAAGTTATACAACGTCTACAAGGATATGGGCGTTTCATCTAATGAAGAAGTTGTGGATTTATTGAAGTGGTCTAATGATAAGGTCCGCAATATAAAGCGGAAATTAAAGGTAAATGGTTTCATTGATTATGACTACGGTAAAGACGTGGAGATCCTTAAGCCGTATCGCGAAGACGTGGAGAGCCCTGTTACATTCAAAGGAGAAATCTACCGCGAGATGTTGGAGGTTTATATGGACGACTTCCGTAGCCAAGATACTTTCAAAGACCGACTACTAGTTGGCCAAGAAATTCGCATGATCCTGAAACATATTTAAGGAGGTGAGAGCATTGCAGGATTGTAACCCGGAAACGGGCAATAAAAAAGAGCCCTCGGCGCAGCTAACACCGAAAAGCTCAATCAAAAAATTGTCAAATAAAGTATACCACATTATTAAACCGAAAGGAAAGAACACGATGATCGAATTAAAAATCACAGTAACAAATGCAACAGAATTAAAAAAAGAAGTAACAGATTTATACGAAAAAATCGTAGGCGAACCTATGGCCAAAGTATATCCAGAAGCGAAAGCCGGAGAAGTTAAGAAAGAAACCAAAGTTACTAAGAAGGCTGAACCTAAAACAGAGGACGCGCCTAAGCAAGAGGCGAAAGCTGAAGCGTTGAAAGAAGAACCTAAGCAAGAAGAATTAGCAGTCGACGTACCTTGTGTTGAAGATGTACGTGCAGCGGTTAAAAATGCCTGCAGTACAAAAGAGGATAAGCAAGAACTTAAGGCATTCCTCGAAAGTATTAAACTTGACAAAGTATCCAATGCTAATGGTGGCCAACGTATGGCGATTATGGATTGGGTGAATAAACGTGGCTAAAAAGCACGCCCTACTAGGGGCATCCAGTAGCGCTAGGTGGCTAGTATGCTCGCCTAGCGCAAGACTAGAAGCGCAGTTCCCTGATGAGCAGTCTCCCTATGCTGCCGAAGGTACACAGGCGCACGATCTGGCGGAGTCAATACTTCGCCACAAATTAGAAAGTGCCAAGGCACCAGCTGAGGGCAATCATAATAATGAGATGATTGAAGCGGTGGCCAAGTATGTAGACATCTGCGAGGAGAAAGTGAACGAGGCACGAGCCCGTTCCGTCGATGCGGAGCTACTTATCGAAGCCCGCTTAGACTTCTCTCGCTGGGTGCCGGAAGGGTTTGGAACTGGTGATATGGTCATCGTATCCGACGGAGTATTAGAGGTTATCGATTTGAAGTTCGGTAAAGGCGTGCCAGTAAGCGCCGTAGGCAATACGCAGATGCGACTCTACGCGTTAGGTGCTTATGATACGTTTGAACTTCTGTACGATGTGCATACCGTACGTATGACGATCGTGCAACCTCGCCTTGACAGTGTATCTACAGAAGAACTCCCTATCGAGGAGTTGCTCGCATGGGGCAATGAGATTATCCCTAAGGCGAAAGCAGCATGGGAAGGTAGTGGAGAATGCACCCCATGTGATTATTGTAACTTTTGTAAAGCTCGACACCAGTGTAGGGCACTAGCGGATGCATGCCTTGCTCCATTCTACAAGTACGGCGGAAAGCTAAATCAGCTACTTACGGATGATGAAGTAGCAGAGCTTATCGGTATGAAGGACCTTATCACGAAATGGATCAAGGGTGTATACGATTATGCCTACGATAAAGCCGTGAGCGGTGAGAAAGAATGGAAAGGCTACAAACTCGTAGAAGGCACATCGCGCCGTACGATTGTGGACCCAGAAGGAGCGGCAAAAGTGCTCCTTGCTAATGGGTACAAAGAAGAAGAGATATTTAAACCTAAGGAACTTGAAGGCATTACCGCCTTACAAAAAGTACTTGGGAAGAAAGGTGTGGCAGAACATCTTGAGGCTTTCATCGATAAGCCACCAGGGAAACCTACATTAGTGCCGGAATCAGATAAGAGACCAGCAATTCAAAATACTACAGTTAATGTCGATGACTTCGACGATGATATTGAATAAGGAGATTATAACAATGGCAAAAGTATCAACAGGTGTAGTTAGATTATCGTACGCAAATATTGCGTCACCGAAAAAGAGTCTAGAAGGTAAAGAACGTTATAGTGCTCAAATTATCATTGATAAGAGCGACACAAAGACTATTAAGCGATTAGAAGCAGCTATCGCAGAATTGAAATCTGACCCTAAGGCAATCGCTAAAATGGAAGGCAAAACGCAATTCATCAAGTTGAACTTACGTGACGGCGACACCGATGCAGCGGTTGCAGATCAACCGGAAACGTACGAAGGTAAGTTCTTCATTAACGTAAACGCTGATAAACAGCCCGTGTGCTATACACGCGACAAAGTGAAAATGGACCCCTTTGACATCGAGGAGGAAATTTACAGCGGTGTATTCGTACAGGCACACATTGGCGTATTCGTTTACAATGTGAACGGCAAGAAGGGTGTAGGGTTCGGTCTTAATGGGCTTCGCAAAGTGAAAGACGGTCCTCGACTTGGCGGAATGACCGTCAATGCTAACGATTTTGACGACGATCTAGGAGACGACCTAGACGAGGACGACATTATTTAAGTAGGAGGTAGCTATGGAGTTGAGTATCGACTTGGAGACGTATAGTGAATGCCCTATCAAATATGGGGCACAACGATACGTCGATGACGATTCATTTGAAATACTCCTATTTGCCTACTCATTCGATGGCGAGCCCGTTGAGGTCGTTGATATGACAAGGCAGCAATTACCGGACAAGGTGGTTGCTGCTTTGTACAATCCAGAAGTTACTAAAACAGCATTCAATGCCGCCTTTGAAATGTTGTGTCTCAAAAAATACTACCCTGATGCGGATTACAGGAATTGGGAGTGCACATCGGTGCTTGCCCTATACTGTAGTTTGCCCGCAGGGCTTGATAACGTAGCGAAAGCGCTCAAGTTACCCGTCGCAAAGGATAGCAAGGGGAAACGGTTGATTCAATTCTTCTCGGTGCCGAGAACACCGACCAAGAACAACCCAAGTACACGCAACATGCCTAGCGATGCGCCCGATAAGTGGGCAGACTTTATTGAGTACTGTCGCCAAGACGTGGTAGTAGAGCAGACCATACGACGCAAGCTCTTATCACTGAAACCGCCGGCGATAGAACAAGAATACTGGCTACTTGACCAGGAAATAAACTGGCGAGGGGTAAAGGTCGATATAGAGCTCATTGAAGCGGCGCTTAGTTGTAATGATGAGCTTGTAGAGACTGCCACAAAGTCGTCGCAGTTAATCACTGGACTAGAGAACCCTAACAGTACGATGCAACTCAAAGACTGGCTAAGTGAGCGCCTTGGGCGTGAATGTGAAACGCTACGTAAGGAAGATGTCAATGCACTGCTCGCAGAGGATATCCCTAGCGACGTGCGAACGGTGTTAGAGAATCGTCAAGTGCTGGGCAACTTATCAATTAAAAAGTACCAAGCGATGAAGAACGCACGATGCTCCGACGGTCGCATCCACGGCATGCTACAGTTCTACGGAGCTATGCGCAGTGGTCGCTGGGCTGGTCGTATCGTGCAGTTGCAGAACCTGCCTAGGAACTATCTATCCGACCTTGATACGGCGCGGGAAGTATTAAAAGCTGGAGATGTGGAAATGCTAGACATTCTCTACGGTAATCCTGGAGACGTCATCAAGCAGCTCATACGAACGGCACTTGTCGCAGAAGAGGGTCACCGTTTCATTGTGGCAGACTTTAGTGCGATTGAGGCAAGGGTCATCGCTTGGCTTGCTGGGGAGAAATGGCGCCAAGAGGTATTCGCAAGCGGTGGTGACATCTACTGTGCATCTGCATCTAGCATGTTTCACGTACCGGTTGAAAAGCACGGAGAGAACGGTCACTTACGGCAGAAAGGCAAAGTCGCTGAACTTGCCCTAGGATACGGTGGCGGTGTAGGCGCTATGAAAGCGATGGACACTACGGGGGAGATTCCAGAAGACGAATTACCTGGCATTATCTCCGCATGGCGCAGTGCAAGCCCTCGCATCGTAAGATTTTGGAATGATGCGGACAGAGCTGCGAAGCACGTCGTGCAAACAGGTGAGCCGATTAAGATACCGCAGGGTATTAAGTTCTTTAAATCAAAAGGGTTTATGTTTGTTGAATTGCCATCAGGGCGCCGGCTTGCTTATGCAAGACCTCGAATTGGAACGAACCGATTCGGATCACCTTCCATAGAGTATGACGGTATGGACCAAGTGAAGAACACGTGGGGCAAAGTGGAGACGTACGGCGGTAAGCTAGTGGAGAACATCGTACAAGCGGTGGCAAGAGACTGCTTAGCATCTGCTATGCTTAGATTTTCAAAAGCCGGGTACAAAATAGTAGCTCACATCCACGATGAGGTGGTTATTGAGGCACCTATCGGAGTAGGTAACCTAGATGAAGTAATTAGTATTATGTGCAAAAAAGAGCCTTGGAACGAGGGCCTTATATTAGATGCTGCAGGGTTTGAGAACCCATATTACATGAAGGATTAGGAGGATTAACCATGATAACAAAAACGCAAATTGAACAACAAAAACCCGCTATCGAGGGGCTATATGAAAAAGTAATGGAAGCTCCAGATAGCGAACGCAAAACCCAAGCCGTAGCGTACTGCGAAGGTTGCATTGCAGCTTGCTCACTAGCCTTACAAGTGATGAACGGAACGATGGCTTCTGCTGAAACAGAAAAGGCGAAAGCTGATGAGTCTGCAGAAGAGAAAGTAGTCGAAACCGTAGAGGTCGAGGAAAAACCAAAACGCAAATCTTCGAAGAAGAAAAAAGAAGAGCCTATTGAAGTGGTGGAACCAGAAGTTGAAGAAGCTGAAGAAGAGGACGACGATTTAGACGATTTGTTATAGGTGAATTATGAAAACCTTATTTAGATTACAAGTAGATACACTCTATGACGTGATTCGGAGGCAACAAGTCGGTGATACTTCGCCCGCAATCTACCACCATGTAGACTGCGGGCAGTCCTTTAACTGCTTATGGCCAACTAAGTACAGGGGGATGGAATATGGACCTGATCCCGCGTATGCAGATAAGTTCTATTGCCCGCATTGCGGGAAACTGCTCAACATGAACAAGATGTACGTTGCCGAGGCCTACGGCTCGCAGTCGGTTCCAACCAATATCGACCTGTCAATTATTGACCGGGGTCAGATTCTCGATGTGAAATTTGAATACTCCTATATGATGGTTGATTCGGATTATCTCATTGTGCGTGTTGGCCAAAAGCCTCGTGTAATTGATGTAATACGTTTCGACTTTAGGAAACGCAAGGTATTCTTAGTGCAAAAGCGGCGAACAGCATCAGATATTGTCAATGAATTAGAGTGCGAGGTGGGTGATTTCCATTTAGATCCATTACCAATTCAATGGCTAGTGGCCCATGATAATTGCAGACTTTACGAGCACCGTCCTAAGCTCAAAGAATTTGGGAAAGTTTTGAAAGCGGTATTCTTTCAAAAACTATCTAAGAAAGTGGGATATACGGTGAAGCCCTTTCGGTCGGGAGTGCAGCTAACAGAACCCACGGGATCGTTAGTAAATCTATTGCATAACCTTGCTTGGAAAATGATAGCGCCAGATGGGCCGGCTATCAATCAAAAGCTAAAGGCGCAGTACACAAATTATTATAGCCATTTTATTAATGGGGGAAATAATGTAAATGCTTTTTACAGAGGGCTCGCGAGTGGTTTGTCGATTGTTGATGCACTCATCCAAGGGCACAAATTGCCGAGTGTTCGCTGGGTGCGTAGGCTCCTTACTAAGTCTCCGTTCTTTTATGCACAATTAATCCACACAGTGAATATGCTATTCCTCACCTTGGATTACAAGAAAGGGTTCATTGATTGGATCTCAAGCGAACGCGACTTGACTGAATTTAATTGGAATCTCGCTCGCATTCGCACGGAGGAAGACCCATTGGTGAAGTTCATGCGTACGATGTGCCACAACTGGGGAGAGCGAAAGGTTTTACTATTCTTCAAAAACTTGAGATACTATTCCGACTTAAGAGATACTGCCCGCATGTACTTCGAACTATCTAGGGATAAGAAGAAGAAGAAGCTATGGTCGAGTCGGGTTCAAATTAAAGACCTGCACGATACCATCATGCGTATGTTAGATTTTGAAAAACACGAAGACCTACTTGTGCAGCAAACAGACCAACATAAGCGGTTAGAGGACACCTGCGACGGATTAACATTCGTCCCAGTAGGCACGACGCACGAGATGATAGCCCTAGGCCATGACCTCAATAACTGCGTGGGTACGTACATAAAACGGGTAAAACGTGCAGAATGTGCGATCGTAGGGGTTTACAAAAACAATAAGCCGGTAGCTTGTATCGAAGTGAAGCCGGTAGGTGGGCGATTTAAAGAAATAGCACAAGCTAAAATCATAAATAATAAACCGATAAGTGCTGACATGGAAGTCAATCAAGCTGTACTTGCTTGGATGCAAGACAGGCAGTTAACAGTAGGCGCATATATGCGCGATATTGCAATGGGAGGAGCGACGTAGATGGATAACAACATAATCATTGCAATTGGCCATAGTCGTACTTCTCTAAACTGGAAATCCGAAAAGATGACTTGGCAAGATCTCGCCGAGCGGTTATTATCGCCTACTGTTACGAACGAAACCGTAGCAGAATATGCGAAGATGTCAAAGTCGGCGCAGGGTGCGCAAAAGGACGTAGGCGGTTTCGTAGGTGGGTATATCCCCAAAAATGGTCGCCGTGTTCGCGGTGCCGTGAAGGAGAGGTATTTAATTACACTAGATGCCGATAGCCCATCGGAAGACTTCCTATTTGACCTTGATATGTGCTTAGGGGGAAAGGAGTACGTCCTGTACTCCACCCATAGCTACACGAAGGAAAACCCACGTTATCGCATCATCGTTCCTGTGGATCGAGCGATGTCACCGGATGAGTTCCAAGCGGTATCACGGCGTATGGCTGATGATATTGGCATCGAAATGTTCGATAGCTCCACGCATCAAGCCGAGCGCCTTATGTATTGGCCGTCTTGTCCAAAAGACGCAGAATACGTTTACCAGCATGGCGAGGGCGACCTCGTTAGTGTGGATGCATACCTTGCGACCTATCATGATTGGAGAGATACTAGCTTTTGGCCAATCTCCAAGAAAGAGTCCGCGGTTAGACTATCGGATGCACATAAGCAGGGAAATCCGCTTGAGAAAAAAGGATTACTCGGTGCATTCTGCAGATGCTACTCTATTACGGAAGCCATTGCCAAGTTCTTACCGGATGTTTACACCCCCACGCAAGTGGAAGGTCGATACACGTATGCTGCCGGTAGCACGGTAGGCGGTTTAGTAATTTACGACAATGACACATTCGCCTACTCGAACCATGCGACAGACCCAGTAGGTGGTAAGCTGGTGAACGCCTTCGACTTAGTACGGCTCCATAAGTTCGGAGACCTAGACAAGGACGGCTCACTCAAAATCACAGAACAGCCAAGCTACAAAGCAATGATTGAATTTGCCAACGAGGACGGCGCCGCAGCTATTTTGCTCGACAAAGAGCGGATGCAGGATATGGACTTTGACGACATCGAGGAAGAAGATGTAGATTTTTTATCGAAGTTAAAGCGGACCAAGCAAGGCATTCCAGAGTCAGATGTGTATAATTGCCTTTTAATTCTAGAATGTGACCCAGAGCTCAAAGGAAAGGTAGGGTTAGATGAGTTCGCGCACCGTTTGACAGTATTGGGGGATTTGCCGTGGAGAACGAAAAATAGTTCTTTGTACTGGACAGATACCGACGACGCATGTCTTAGGAACTACTTCGCAACGAAATTTCGTATTAAAGGAAAAGGAATCATTGACGATGCTCTACAAGAAGTGACGCAAGACAACAAATTCCACCCCGTGCGAGATTACCTACAAGGCATCAAATGGGATGGAGAATGTAGAGTCGATGAACTATTCATCAAATACTTAGGCGCAGAAGATACGCCCTACGTTCGAGCAGCTACGCGTAAATGGTTATGTGGAGCCGTTGCAAGGGTCATGCACCCTGGTATTAAGTTCGATACTGCTATCGTGCTGTACGGATCGCAAGGGCTGGGAAAGTCCTTGATACTAGAAAAACTAGGTAAGAGCTGGTTCAATAATTCCTTAGTCGATATTAAAACGAAAGACACCATGGAACAAATTCAGGGTTCTTGGGTAATAGAGCTAGGAGAGCTAGCGCCTACTTTCAAGAACGAAAATGAAATTGTTAAGGCATTCATAAGTCGTGCATCGGATCGTTTCCGGTCTCCCTATGGCAGGCGTACCGAAGAATACCCTCGCCAGTGCGTTTTCGCAGGGTCGACTAACAACTTGATGTTTTTAAAAGACAGAACAGGAAACCGTCGATTTTGGCCAATCACTGGAGATAAGGACCGAAAGACGGCGAACTCGTGGGATATTACGGATGAAGAAATCGACCAAATTTGGGCGGAGGCGTTCTATTATTGGTTAGAGGGTGAATCTTTAGTGCTTGAGGGCGCCGTTGCAGAAGAAGCGATGCGCGTGCAAATGTCGCATACGGAAGGCGGGGAGCTGATGGGTCTTATTGAAGAGTATTTGAGTATGCGACTACCTGCAGATTGGGAGAATTACGAACTCCATGAAAGGCGGGAATACATCCGTGAATACGATGAGACCGAAGCCAGTGGATTCCGATTGCGGGAACGCGTGTGCCCCTTGGAGATCTGGTGTGAACTGTTAGAGGGGGATAGGAAGAATTTGTTAAATGCTAAAGCACGTGAAATCATGGACGTTTTACAAGCGATTCCAGGTTGGGTTCCCTACACGAATGGAACTGGGAAGATACGATTCGGAAAGCTATACGGTCCTCAAAGAGCGTTTGTTCGTGAGGAATATAAATGAGAATGGCGGGGTGTGTCCGCGTGTCCGATTATACAAACGTATAAATGTTTGAAAGAATAAACATACTGTGCTATACGTGAGCTAACGTTGATATATGGAAATAATCGGACACGCTAAACACGATCGGACACACCCTCGTACACACCTGTAAAGTATTGGTACTACTGTAGTTGTGGGCTACTGTAACCGGTGTGTCCAATTATTTATAATAAATAAAAAAATAAAAAAATAGGAGTATATATATACACGTAAAAAACGCAAATACGCGTATATATATATATGGGCTGAAAATCGGACACGTCGGACACGCTAAACCGGTGAGCCCAGTGATACCAACGGTTTGCAGGTGTGTCCGATTATTTTTAGGACGATTTGGAAGGAGTGAGAATAGACGGTGGAAAAAGAATTAGAACGATGGCTTGGGCAAGAACTAAAAAAACTAGGGTGTATATATATGAAATTTGTTTCCCCAGGAAATGACGGTGTACCGGATCGTATTGTTGTACTACCAGGCGGGGACGTGGTATTTGTAGAACTAAAATCGGAAACGGGTAGACTTTCACACACGCAAGCTTTCCAGATAGCAAGATTGAGGCAGAGAGGTGCCAAGGTATTACTCGTATCTACTAAGGTAGAGGCGCAAGAGTTATTAGTATTGGCGGAGATGAAGTGCAATGAATTTCATCCCGCATGAGTATCAGAGAGTTGCCATTGAGCGTGTTATGACCAATACCCACTACGGCTTGTTACTAGATATGGGCCTCGGAAAGACGATATCTACATTATACGCGATAGAACAACTTATGTACGATTCTTTCGACGTGCAAAAGGTGCTAATCATTGCCCCTAAGAAGGTCGCTGAGTCGACGTGGGCGCAAGAGGCAAGGAAATGGAACCAAACGAAACATCTACGAGTTGCATCAATCTTAGGCAGTGCGAATGATCGAATACAGGCGCTGGAAAGTGAAGCTGATATCTATGTTATGAATCGTGAAAATGTGCAATGGCTGTATGAATATTTGACTAAGAAGAAGCAGTTCCCCTTTGACATGCTGGTCATAGATGAGAGTTCATCATTTAAAAATCCGCAAGCAAAACGATTCAAGGCAATGCGCAAGATGAGACCTCTGTTCAAACGAATCGTTATACTCACAGGCACACCAGCGCCGAATACACTCATGGACCTATGGGCGCAGATGTACCTGTTAGATGGTGGAGAGCGGTTAGGTAAGACTATTACAGAATACAGAACAAGGTATTTTAGACCCGATAAGACAAACGGGCATATCGTGTATAGTTACCGCCTACAACAAGGCGCTGACGAAACGGTATACGGCAAGATACAAGACATCTGTATGAGCCTAAAAGCTAAGGATTATTTGAACCTACCTGATCGGATAGATAATGTAATCATGATCGACCTCACCGACAAAGAACGAGAGATATACCGTGAAATGGAGAGAACGCACATTCTAACCTTAGTCGATGAGGAGATAAGCGCACTCAATGCGGCAGCGGTAGCGAATAAGCTACTACAAATGGCGAACGGAGCCATCTACAACGAAGACGGCGAGGCCATCGTGATACATCGTCAAAAGATTGAACGATTGAAAGAGCTGGTTGAGGTGAACGGGGGGAAACCAATCCTTGTATTTTACAACTTTAAACACGATTTGGAGTCAATTAAGGAAGCATTCCCTAAATCTGTAGAACTAAAGACGGACGCAGATGTAGAAGAATGGAATCGGGGTAATATACAAATGTTATTAGCGCACCCAGCAAGCGCAGGGTATGGACTGAATCTACAAGCTGGCGGACATATCATAGTATGGTACGGACTCACGTGGAGCCTTGAGCAGTACCAACAGGCGAACGCAAGGCTACATCGCCAAGGGCAACAAGAGCCGGTTATCGTTCATCACTTAGTGGCGAAAGATACTATGGATGAACAAGTAATGCGAGCGCTTGAACGAAAAGAAGTAGGACAGGATGCCTTATTAGAGGCGATTAAGTACAGGAAGGAGTTATACAATGAGTGAAAGTGTTGAGAAAAACGCGGAAGTGTTGAGTAACGAAGTAATAGATATGGTGAACAGTCCACCGCATTACAAATTGAATGGATTGGATATTGAAAGTGTAGACGTGATTCGGGCAGTACTAACTGCCGAAGAGTTTCGCGGCTGGTGTAAAGGAAATGCCATTAAGTACTTGATGCGACTTGGCAAGAAAGATAAGGAAATCCAAGATGCGAGAAAATCTATTAAATTCTTAGAATGGTTAGTTAAGGAGTTGGAAGAATGAAATTTATAATAGAGGCGAGAACACAAGATCTTTTTGCAGAGTACAAGAAAAATCAATTAAAACAGAGCATTGATATTGTAGAATCAGTGTTACTTGCAGTATTAAGTGAGATTATTAGTTTTGGCTTTCCAGAATCCGAAGATGATTTATATCAAGGTTTACCTTATATGGATTTGGTGAAATTTGAGTCGAGATTACGTATAGAAACAGAAGCGGCTGAAAAAGTAATGGCCAGATTAAGAAAATATGATGATTATGAGCAGGACCTTGGGGGTGTTACTCGATATGAAGACATGCTTGAAGAAATTGTGGGGGTCGTGTCTATTCTAAAGGATATAAGCAGAAGACTTGCATCAGACAAAAAATTAACGCACGTTGTGCTACATAGTGTGGAGCAATACGAATGCGGATTAAGTATTGCCATCCAAATGCTTGAATCGTGTATTGATACGCATATTGTGGGGATACATTAATGGCAATCAAATATCTAAATAGCTTAAATAAAAGGCGACTGCTTATGCTGTGCTGCATGTCATTTGAGTGCAGAGAGATTGTTGAGTCGTTCAAATTAACTGGCGAAGCAAAACGGAAAGTCAACACGATGGCAACCTTTGCAGATTGGCTAATCGAAGATATAAGAACGAATTTAGACGAAGAGCAGCAAAAGCAAGCCGGAAGAGCGGCAGCCCATTACAGCGTGACCGCCGTGCAGACAGTTCCTTATTCAAAAGAAGAAGATAAGCAAAACGAGGAGTATCTACGGATTATCGTAGACCATGCACTTGGAGGATCCTGTACGAACTGTACCAAGGAAGATATCGCTAATTGTGATTTGCGAAGGGCGTTCATTCACGCATCCGTGCCGGTGTACGATGAGTTCACAACCGATTGTCCGTACCGCATCAAGGAATGAGGTGATGTATTGATTTCAAGAAAAGAACGCACGGCTGTGCCGGAGGAATTGGCAAGGCTTAGGCAAATAGCTAGTGAGCTGAAACGGATTGAGTACCAGTTGGCACAGATAGAATCAAGCCTAGGCATATTAGGCGCCGTACGATATGACAAGGAGCCGATTATGGGAGGCATTAAACATGACCACTCAGATACAGTTGCAAAGCTCCTCGACATCAGAGAGGAATATGAGAGGAAGTGGGACGAGCTTTTGGGGGTACGGGATGAGGTTATCACTAAAATTGAAAGCTTACCCAAGCAAGCACATCGGTCGATCCTTTCAAGTCGGTATATCTATAACCTATCATGGAGAGAGATACTATCGAATCATGTCAAATATTCGTGGGGGCATGTAAAACGATTACACCGGGAGGCATTGGAAGAATATTGTAAACTGGCAAAAGATGAGCCATAATGAGCCTAAAATTTTAAAAAATGAGCCATAACGAGCCTATTGACTGTGTTATACTAGTACTGTAAAAAAAAGGTTAAATTCCTCCTTTACATAGACAGTTAATATACTGAAACGACCGCCTGAGTGATTGGGCGGTTTTTTCATGGGCACTCAAGTAGTGTCCTTTTTTAATATCTGAAAGGGGGTGCACGTATGACTGACGTGCATTGTAACAAGAAGCAGTGCCTTAATAACTGCAAGGGGTGGTGCAAAGCGAATGCCATACACATCGATGGAGTGTGCCGGTCATATGCGGCACCTACTACCCTCATGAGGGGAAATCATCAAATAACTGTTCGAACAAATGGAAGAAAAAGAGCAGTTGAGAATGGCATTCTTAAATGAGAGCGAGTGAGAAAGGTACTTCCCAAAGGGCTGGCGGCATGCGGGTAGCTTCGAACCGCGAAAACTCACTCAAATTTTTGTTCAATTTTTGATTCCGCAAGGATAGTTAGGAGGGGGTGATCCAGTGGCAGTACAGAAGAAAAACGAGATAGTCGTTGAAAATGAACAAGTAATCGCGTCGGCGCAAGTAACTGCCGCTGTTTTTGGCGTCACCGTCCGCACTATTAATGATTGGTCAAAGAAGGGGTGCCCCAAGGTCAAAAAGGGGTGGTACAACCTACGAGAGGTCATGGATTGGAGATTCAGTACAGACAACTCTCCTGAAGGACTGGAAGCAAAAAAGCAAAAGGCGGATATTCGATATCGCGAAGCACGTGCTGACATGGAAGAATTAAAGCGAAAGAACATGGTTGGCGAGTATGTGGCAATCGATGATATCAGGCAGGATGTGCAGGAGCTGTTTTCAATCGTCAAAACAGGCCTACTAAATATCAAGCAAAAGGTCTTACAAGATTTGCACGCAACGTATCCAGAATGCGCCTATGATGTAGCTGATCTAGTGGAACGGGAGATAGAAAAGGGGTTGAAGGCAATTGCTAGAGCGAAGTTATAGTGCAGAGGCACGTCACAACTTAAGGCAAGTGCTATCAGATAGCCTTTCCTTATTCGAGCCGCCGAAGAAAATCACTGTATCAGAATGGGCCGATACCTATCGCAATATGAGCAGTGAAGAAACAAGCCGCCCGGGCATGTGGGATACGTCTACGGTTCCCTATATGCGATTCATCATGGACGTGTTTAGCGACGAACAAATACGTGAAATCACTATCCTAAAGTGCACGCAGATAGGTGGCTCGGAGGCACTCATTAATATGTTAGGCTATACCATCGATCAAAAGCCCTCACGTATTATGTACGTGTTACCAGATGATGAGCTTTGTATCAACTTTGCCGATGAAAGACTCAAGAAGATGTTCCGAAGCAATACTAATATCTTCGGTAAAAAAGTAGATATGCGGTCCAAGCCTAAGCTAATCAAATTCCTAGGCGGTTTTGCATCGATTGCATCGGCGCGGTCGCCTTCTGAATTGGCATCGTGGTCCGTGCCTATCATATTACTGGACGAAATAGATAAGTACCCATTATGGAGCGGTAAAGAAGCAAATCCAATCAAGCTAGCCGAAGAGCGTACAAAAAACTGGCCCATCGCAAAGATTGTAAAAGTATCTACTCCGACGATTAAGACAGGGGCTATCTACAAGTCTTATGAATCTGCAGATGTGCGCTATCAATTCGAGGTGCCTTGCCCACACTGTGGAGCGATGCAGGTATTGAAATTCCCACAGCTGAAATGGCCAAAAGATGAAAACGGCGAATCAGACCCAACGGTGGTACGATACCAAGCCTACTACGAATGCGAAAGTTGCAAGGGGCGGATTGATGATAGGCACAAACCACAGATGCTCAAGCAGGGCAAATGGAAAGCCCTCAATACAGTTCAAGGAAAAGCTGCGTCAGTGGCCTTTCATATCAACTCAATATATTCTCCATGGCTAACTTTTGGAAAGGTAGCCGTGGAGTTTTTAACTTCCAAGGAAGACCCCGAAAGCCTGATGAACTTTGTTAACTCTTGGCTCGGCGAGCCGTGGGAAGATAAAGCAAGCACACTCGATAGCAGTATTGTACTTGAAAAGCAGACAGATATCCCTGAAGGTGTTGTGCCGTCATGGGCGCAGGTTGTCACCGCCGGTGTAGACGTGCAGAAATACGGATTCTATTGGACAGTGAGGGCATGGGGGTATAACCTTACATCCCAAAACATTGCTCACGGCTGGGCGGAGTCGTTCGCAGAGATTGACCTGATTATGAATAGATTTTGGCCAGATGAAGACGGCGAACTGCGTTGGCAGGTGAATCTATGTTGCGTTGACTCTGGTTACAACACAGATGAGGTATACGATTTCTGCCTCATGAGTGGGGGTTGGGCGGTGCCAGTCAAAGGTGCATCGACCCAATCAGTCGGACGATACAAGCGGTCAAGCATCGACAGTCCGGGCAAGATGACACACGGGCAAGCCTTATACATCGTCAATGGTGATGCGTATAAGAATATGATTGCCAGCTATTTGCGTAGACCAATGGGGCGAGGTTCATGGATGGTCTACAACGGATGTGACATGGATTACGCGGAACAAGTTACATCTGAGCACAAGGTGAATGTCGTGAAAGGTGGTAGGCGCGTTGAATCGTGGGTGCCTAAGACGGCACATGCTGCCAATCACTATCTCGATACAGAGGTCTATGCAGCTTGCGCGGCGGACTTATTGCAAGTCAGATACTTAGAGGAGCCAGCAGATGTGGCGCCAGGAGAAACTGGTAGACGTGATCCACCGCCAACAGAGGACAAGGACTTTATTCCAGATCAAGGAGATAACTGGTTATGAGTGAAGAATTTGAGACTGCCAATTTTGACTACGATATTGAGCAGTTACAGAACCGCATCAAGCAATTAGACGATGCGATTTTGAAAGTAGAACAAGGGGGGCAAGAGTACAGGATTGGCAATAGAATGCTGAAACGTGCGGACCTTATGGCGCTCTATCGTGAGCGACGGCAGTTACAGCATGAACTTGCCCTTGCCCTTAAATATGCGAACGCAGAAAGGGGGGTGTATCTTGCGACATTCTACAGAGATTAGGGCGCCCATGACATTGTGGGAGCGCTTCTTATCAATATTTAGTAAGCGAGCCGCTGAAAATCACATGATGGCAAGGTATGGCTATGACGGGGCAAGTCCTCAACGTCGTCATGAAGGGTGGGTGTCGGTAGGCGGAAACGCGGAGCAGATTAACAGTGCTAGTCGTGAGATTATTCGCCGTAAGGTTCGTGATCTCGAACGAAATAGCGACATCGCGAACTCTGTAATTGGTGCCTACACTCGTAATGTGGTAGGCAGTGGATTCCTACCACAGGCAGATACTGGGGACGAAGAGTTGAATGCGCAGATTGAAGTGCTATTCGACGAATGGCAAAAGCCGGCTAACTGTGATATCACAGGTAGTCAAAGTTTCCTTGAGATTTGCAATATGCTAGTGCGTCGTATGGTTGTTGATGGGGGCATGATATTCGTTAAAGTTCGTGGCGGTGATGGTAATATACCCTTTCAATTGCAGGCACGAGAGGTCAGTGACCTCGATGGGGACTATTGGAATAGTTACGCAAGCCGAGGCGCCACGATTATTGGCGGCGTAGAGGTGAATGCTTATGGCAAACCACTCGCCTATCATATCAAGCAATTGTCGCCGGATGGTTGGGACCTTGGAAGCACTAAACGAATGCCAGCAAGCGACGTGATAGCGGTGTGGCAAAAGACGATGCCCTCACAGATTCGCGAAATGCCACCAATGGCGGTGGCTGTATCACGGGTAGCAGATGCCGAGGACTTCATGAACACAGTGTCAATTAAGGAGAAAATCCTCGCATCGCTTGCCGTATTTATTAAGCGTCAAGAACCGTTGACGCCGACAATGGGTAGAGCTCCTACAGCGCAAAAGGAAACTGACCGCTATGGTCGTATGCGAGTATCGCCGGGCATGGTGCAGGAACTGCTACCTGGTGACGATGTGCAAGCGGTTATCCCAAATGGGCAAGCGACTAATACGCGTGAAATGGCGAGTATTTACAATCGGTTACTCTCTGCGGGTCAAGGGCTTAGCTATGAAGCGGTGAGCCGTGACATGAGCCAAGTGAACTACTCAAGTGCTCGCCAAGGTCTATTAGAAGACCAGAAGACTTATCAACGAATGCAACGGTTCTTAATAGACCATTTCTTAGATGTCTTATACGAAGAAATTGTGGTGGCTGGTGTTACCTCTGGTAAACTTGCCATCCCTGACTTTTGGGCGAATAAGGCGCAATACCTCAAGCACACATGGACGTTACCGGGTTGGTCTTGGATTGATCCTGTGAAAGAAGTCAATGCTAATAAGATTGCTATGGAGTCGGGGCAAACTACCCTAGCTAGCGTTTGTGCTAGCCGTGGCGAAGATTGGCAAGACGTGTTGAGGCAACGTGCTAAGGAGATGGCACTACAACAAGAACTGTATGCAGAATACGGTGTTATTCCAGAGAAAGGAGATGAGACGGATGAAGAAACAACCGTTTTGGATGAAGCGAACAGCGAAGAACAAGAATGATATGACACGCGAGATTGTCGTTGATGAAATCCAAGTTCATGATGACAGTCGAACGATGACACTTTCATTTGCTTCGGAAACCCCCTACGAGCGCTGGTTCGGTCCGGAAGTGTTATGTGTTGATGAAACTTCTATGGATTTGCAACGCTTTCGCGACGGAGTAGGGTGCCTGTTATTTAATCATGACCGTGATAAGGTCATCGGAAAGATTGAGCGTGCATGGGTCGATAACTACAGAGCCTATGCGGACGTTACATTTGATGATGACGAATTTGCAGATGTCATATTTAACAAAGTTAAATCCGGAACCCTTAAAGGTGTATCCGTGGGATATCGAGTAGGTGAGTATACAGATGTGCATATAGACGAGGACTTTGCCCAAGGGAGAATCAAAGGGCCTTGCTATGTGGCATCGAAGTGGCAGCCTTACGAGATTTCTATCGTGTCGGTTCCTGCCGACACAACAGTGGGCGTCAATCGTTCACTAAATGATTTTAATGTGGTTTCCATTGTTCAAGAAGAGGAGATTTCAGAAATGGGAGCAAAGAAAAAGCAAAACCAAAGCCAAATTAATGAAGTTGGCAC